AGGGGACGTATTATTGGCACGAGCGTTAGATTAGATAATGAGAGACTGTGTCAGATGAACTATGGTACAATTTCCGCGCAACCAATTGAGATCCACATGACCCACTTCTTCGGGGTCATCATTCATCAGCCAGATTGTGGGTCGACCCCAATGGATTGTGGTCTTCCCACGGTACTTGTCAGTGACAGTGAATGTTTGTTGGGCGCCAAGCCATCCTTTGTAGGCAGGGAAGAATTGAAAATTTCCCTGGATGTCGTCCAGCACGGCGTATTGGGCATCCTCGATGTCTGCCTTGACGTCATCAACGTTCCACTGTAGGCAGCAGTAGACGTGGCGACCCAAGGAACGTGCCCACAAAGTCTTGCCCAATCTTGTTTCACCCCACAGGATCAGGCTTCGAGGACGTCCCGCTGATACCAAAGTCAGCTTCTCTTTCCTTTCCGTAAGCGCCCTCGAGCCCGCGACCCCGAAGGGGGGAGGGGCCCCTTGGGGAGGGACCCCCTTCGGTGCCCCTTTACGGGGCGCGGGAGCATAGGGCGACGGGCAAGATAGTTACGTACCAGTTCCAGACAAATTGTCACGTACCCATTCATCGAGCTCCGGAACTCCCTCAGTGCTAAGTCGAACGGTCTCGGGGTGTTTGTATTCAAGAGCTGGGGGGCGATAGTGCCATTCGGCATAGGCCCGCAGTGACTGATAGTTGCAACAAAGCGCTCGTGGTGCCAGCTCTCGAACAAGGTCCCAAAACTCGTCCAGACTTGGCGCATTTGCGATTCGAGACCAGACAGAGTCAGTTCCCTGAATCTGATTGTCGATAACGGGATTGAGGCCTCCCGCGACAACATCTCCGTCCTTGATCGCATAGTCGAGCATCTTTTGAGGTGTTCGACCGCATGGTTGTATGTTCGGGTGGTAGCCTTCAACATCAAATCGTCGTGGGTCCCTGATGTTGACACGTCTGCCGAAATCCACGAAAGCGTGGAGATGAGTACCTCCATCAGTGTGGCTCTCTCGGCCAATGAGGCACTCAGCTGGAAATGAGACAATAGTGTTGTGTACAGTCCACGGATCCAGGTCTCCGCATTGGGCGTAAGTGAGGAGGACATAGCGGCTTTGGACGCGAAAGGATGAGTCAGCCATGTCTGAGAAGAGCAGCGATAACTTTGTCTGCTCTTCTCAATGAGCCATGAGCCAGGCGCCCTCGGGTATTTAAGAACAGCAGGCGCGCAAATTACATGGCCCGCAACTTTCACCTTTCATCAAACTTGCGGGATTTTTGCTATCCAACCATGCCGGCACGCATTCCTGTTCTTTCATCTGATTGGAGCTACACTTCAGCCGATACGACGGACACGTCAGCAACAATTGAGCAGTGCCCCTCATGCCGCGCCGCACAACCCGATATCGTCGCCGCTCGCGTCCGTATCGCCGCCGTCGTGCTTTTCGCTCGACAGCTGCGTTTAGAGGTCGCCGAACTCGCTTCTTTGCTCGGCGTCCCACTTCCCGACGAAGGATTTTGAACGTTGCCGCCATCAAAAAACATGACAATATGCTGGCGAACGTACAATCACCTGAAGGAGGCGTGACGCCTGGACCCATTATCACCGGCACTGGGTTTGCGTCATTGTTTATGCCTAGCGCCAGGAAACTTGGTCATGACGCGGCGGGTGAATCCACCCGTGAGCGTCAAGTGACCTTCTCAGTGGGGTACAAGGAACGTGTGGAGGTCAATATTTTGGGTGGCGGTGTTTGGAAGTGGAGACGTCTTGTGTTCACTTTCAAGGGATCCCAGTTGTACGACCAGGATGTGACGTGGAATCTGCCTTGGTTCAACAAGGCAGTTGATCCAGAGGGATGTGATATGGTTAGGCTGATTAACCAGCCAACCAGTGATCAATCCCAGGAAATTCGCAGGATTTTGTGGGACGGAACCGAAGGGATTGATTGGTCGTCGGAGTTCACGGCGAAGCCGGATACGTCTCGCATTACCCCGCTTTATGACCGGATTTTCACTTTCAACCCGCGAAATGAGAGTGGTTATTCTCGGACTTTTCGATTTTGGCACCCCACTCGCAAGAACCTCATTTACGACGAAGATGAAGAGGGTGGGGCGCCCGCAGCACCCGGGTCCTTCGTGTCTGTTCAGGGGAAGCCTGGCATGGGTGATCTCTATGTCTATGACATTGCGTACCTCGCAGTTCCCGCCTCTGGGGGGAATGCGTCTATGCATTGGACACCCGAGGGGACGTATTATTGGCACGAGCGTTAGATTAGATAATGAGAGACTGTGTCAGATGAACTATGGTACAATTTCCGCGCAACCAATTGAGATCCACATG